TGGCAGTATCGCCACGCGGGTCTACAACCCATCACCAACAAAAAGTATATCGTCGGATCCTATCTGCACTACGTATGAACCTAGAAGTAACTATCCTCAGCAATCTCATCTATAGTGAGAAGTATGCTAGGAAAGTTTTACCTTTCCTCAAATCGGATTACTTCACTGCTCGTGAACTTAAGGTTATCTTTTTGGAGATTCACGAATACATTAGTCAGTATGATGCGTTACCATCTCTCAACGCAATTGGTATAGAATGTCAGGAAAGAACTGACCTCACTGAGGAGCAGTTCAAAGAAATTATTGGAGTTTTGAATGTCCTTTCCGATGATCCCTCAGACTACGATTGGCTCGTTGATACTACGGAAAAGTGGTGTCAAGAGCGTGCGATCTACCTATCGCTTATGGAGTCTGTCAAGATTGCTGACGGGCAGGATACCAAGAGGGATAAAGGCGCTATTCCTCAGATTCTTTCGGAAGCATTAGGAGTATCGTTTGACCAGCATGTTGGACACGATTATGTCTCA